AACCGCCATCATCTGACCAACGTAACATAGCTTGTGGTGCGGAACCATTAGGCAAGCCAACGCCGGGTTGAAAATGAACTTGTAATTCATGGAAATATTGGCGTTGATAATCGCTAATTAAATGGGGTGCCCGGCGCACCCTACGTATTTCAGTACCATTATCGGTGTAATTTAAAGCATCTAATTGATATACGTTACCGTTTTCCCAATCGCCTACAAGGTTATATCCTTGAAAACTAGCATGGCAATTGCCACGATGACGGTGAAATACGTTATTTGTATCTACCCATAGCCATTTATGCCACATTCCGGTAGAAATATCATAAGCCCAGGTTAAATCAAGGGTTGGAAAGCTTACAACGTAAACTTCATGGCCTTCTAATTGGTACGTCCAAGCCCTAGCATCGCTAACAAATTGATCAGTTAATGTTTGTTCTACGGCATGGGTTGATATACGGGTTGGTACGTAACCGTTCATCATCATAATTTGGGCTTGGCCACGAATATTACGGCTTACATAAGCAAACGAATTGCCTACTCTAGCTATTGAAAACTTGGCCGCTATGCCATGTTGGGTAGATGTTCCAGGAATACGTTGAAAAGCAAAAGGAAATAATCCGCTATCTACCCAAACTTCGCTGGAAACTTCGCCAAGCAAATAAAGTTCACGATGATCAATAATAAGGGAAACCAAATCATCCGGTGCGCCATCTTTTGAACTAAATGCTAATGCTGAAGAAATAGGCGATAAAGGGTTTGAAGAACCAAATTGTTGGGTGCCGGGGCGGTTGTAAACAAAGTAATTATCAACAATATCTACTACATCCGCACCAGCAAATGCGCCATCGCTAGTGGGCAATACGCTAAAATTCAACGCATATAGAGTTGTAGAACTAACGGTTTGTGATGCACTAACAACATAGGTTCCGGTGTTACCAGTGCCAGTACCAAACGTTAATGTAAGGGTTAACCCTGTGCCATTACCGCTGGTTGTTGTATTTGCTGGGGTTCCTGGCACTACTGTATAAACGCCATTGTTTACGGTTGTAAGGCCAGTAACTGCACCACTACCGCCTATGGTTGCTACTGTATATGTAGCTTGCTGACTATATATGCCACCAGTAACCGTAATAGTGTCACCAACGGCATATCCAGTGCCGGCCGCAGTTATGCTAAACGACAATGCCGCAGAACCGCCCAAAGCCGTAATAATGGTTCCAGCAGTAACGCCAGTTCCTTGAATAGTTTGGCCTGGGAACAAAGTTCCGCTAGTAACCGCAGTAACAGTTAAAACCGTGCCCGAAATGCTTCCGGTAACAACTGCGCCAACTGCCGCAGTATTAATATCCGTAGAAGCAATGGTTTGTGTACGATTAATTGTATAAGTTCCAACACCGCCCGTGCCCGTGCCCAATGCAGTAATAATGGTTCCAGGCAATATTCCATCACAAAGAACTTGCTGACTAACGGCAATTGTTCCGCTTTTCATTAACGTAACGGTCAATGTTGTGCCTGAAATAGAACCAACAAATTCTGCATTATTTGGGTTTGCAATGCGCCATGTGTAACGATTATTGCCATCTACAATATAGACGTTTAAACCATTATCAGTAATTCCTACAATGCCTGAACTGGTATTTATAGCCCCAATATTAACTGGATTAAATGTAGAATCAATAACATAAACGTTTTGCCCACAAACTGCCACCATGTAATCGCCGCCCGAAACGGTTCTTAAACCACGTACTTCGCCAGTATTAGCAAGAACTGTTTTAATAGTTAATCCTGGGGTTGGATATAACGCAATTACCCCGTTTTGACCAGGTTGTTTTAATGGGTCAATTTCAGGGCGAAAGTTTATACATTCCTGGGCATCTTGGTAGATGGAAGGGGCTTCATACGATGGGCCAACAAATCCAAAATCAGGCATATCTTGACCTTATTGTGTAAATCCACCAGTTAAAATCCAGCCAGCATCCTTGGCCCGGCTCATTAACAATGCATCTTGATAACGTGATACTTGCATAGGTTGCATATTGGTGCGCTTAACCGTAGATTTAGCTTGTGCGGCATACGTAGTAATCATGCCCAAAATGGCTGGGTCTGTTTTGCCGTACATTGGTAATAAACGTTCTGCCAAACACCAACGCAAACACATAAAATAACCTTGCGGAAGAACAATATCTTCATAAAGGGTTTCATAACGTCTAAATATTGTTTTGGCAAACATATGCATTTCGCCTTGGCTTGGGCTTGGCCAATAAAACAAATTAGCGGAATCTGCGCCAGGATTGAAATAAAGGGCTTTTGGCCAAGGGCCACTTAACGTTTTAAGGCCAATAGCATTGTAGTTAACCAAATTAATAATGGCTACTGGATAGTCAATACCGCCGTTTATTACTGGGCTACCGCTTTGGCTTGTATTAATGCGTACATAAGCAGAATCAATACTTAATGGCTTTTCATAATAAGCTTGAATGTTTGTGTCAACAATAGTGCCGGTAATGGTTGTGGAAGCTACGGTTTGGCTTGCGCTTACGGTATAAGTGCCTACGCCACCGGTGCCGCTGATAAGGCCCGTAATGCTTGTTCCACCAGTAACGCCGGTGCCGCTAATAACCGAACCAATGCCAATACTACCGGACGTTACGGCCGTTACGGTAAGGGTTGTCCCTGATATAGAACCGGTAAATACTGGGGTTTGTGTGCCTTGAACGATGTTTAATTGGTACGTACCAGCTTCGTTAATATTACCGCCGGCACCAGTTAAAAATTGAACAATTTTAGTTCCAGCCGTAATACCAGGGCCACTTAAATATTGCCCTACTGCTACCGCACCTTGGGTAACGTTAGTAACGGTTAAAACTTTGCCTGAAAACGTGCCTGTAAAGTTAGCACCAATAAAGTTTAACGTTTGGGGATCGGGGCCAATAGTGTATTGGGTTTGACCTGGCACTACGTTTGAAATAATTTCAGTAGTATTAAAAACAATAAAATCTTCGTTTGACCATTGATCAATCATATCGTTTAGCATATCTAAACAATCAATTGCGGCATCAGAAGTTGGGGCTTCCCCGGCCGCTAATGCGCCAATATCTTTAAGTGAACGGCTAATAATGTCTATTGGCGTTGTCATAATTTATCCAATGGTAAAAGTTTCAGCTTCCCAAGGAAAAGCCATTTTATTACTTGTTTTTAGGGTTTCTAACTGGTTTTCTAAGTTTAATTTTATAGCGTTTACACCATCTTTGGTAGTATCAGATTCAATCCAGCCAATTAAATCAGATTCTTTAATTTCTGATAAAGGTTTACAAACCAATCCTTCAGAAAATTCATGGTTTCCTTCAGTTTCAACAGTATTTTGTTCATCTTGTGCTTTCATTAAATAACGAACTTTAGTAATGTTTTCATTACCAAATGTTTCTAAAATTGACCATTGATAGTTAATCATTGATTTGTACCCATGAAATTGTGTTTTCATCCCACGCATAATTCTTGCCATCTATTGGATATGGAATTGGGGCATCCCATAAACAAGTATCTTCGTTTAAAACCCAAGAATTGTATGGTTTTGGTGCAATGAAAGCATTTCTTACTGCATCATAGGTATAGCCCAATCCTGCGTAATTTTTACGGAATGGAGTGCCACCTAAAGCATGAACGCCGCCATGTGTATTGTAAGAAGTTTGTTTATAAACATCGCCTGTTCTAGCAGATAATTCCGCTTCCTTACCATTATCTTCGTCACGGCCTACTGTGACAAAAATTACAACATTGTTTTCATCAAGTTTTGCAAAATGTGCCATTTGATTCTCCTTAACTAAAAGTTACTGTTTCGCTAGTTGTTGAAGTTGCAGTAACTGTGTAAATATTAAATCCACCTGAAGTGCTAGAACTCCTTGTAACACCACTTGAAAATGTAGCCGTTACATCGCTTGGCACTTTAATAATGACAACTCCTGAACCGCCAGCACCGCCAGTTGCACCACCACCGCCACCACCGCCAGTATTTGCAGAACCAGCAGTTGCAGTTCCGGATATACTGCCAGCGCCACCGCCACCTGCGCCACCTGATCCAGCAGTTCCAAATCCACCACCGCCACCGCCACCGGCCCTAGTAACAGAAGTACCAGTAATGTCAGATGCAGTTCCTGCGCCACCAGTTCCACCAATGGATGATCCGCTTCCAGCGCCTATTGCGCCTGACTGTCCTGCAAATCCTTGCCCAGTTGCACCACCACCAGCGCCTGAAGCATACCAATAATTTCCTGACCCACCGCCACCATTATTGCCTTGTGATGGTGATGTTGATGGAGTATTTCCAGTTCCAGCGCCACCGCCAGTTGGATCAGTAGCACCACCACCACCACCTGAACCACCATTTGATCCAGCACCGCCAGCAGATCCACCACCACCACCGCCATTAGCAGTATTTGTAGAAAATACAGAATTAGAGCCTGTATTTCCTGAAGCAATACCGCTACCAGCAGTTCCACCGCCACCTACTGTTACTGTGTATGCTTTTAATTTAGTTAAAGTTTGTGATGTAAATAACCTATATCCACCAGCACCACCACCACCAGCTTGTGCAGAAGAATTCCCACCAGCACCACCACCACCACCAGCAATAATAAGAAAATTAGCACTAAAATTTTCAAAAAATGTAACAGTTTCAGAAGTTGTTGATGTAGCAGTAATTGTGTGAGTAGTAAATCCATCTGAAGTGCTAGAAGTTTGTGTTACACCTCCTGAGAATGTAGCAGTAAATGTATCAGGAATCTTAATAACAACTAGACCGCTACCTCCTGCACCGCCAGTTCCTGTACCAGCCGCACCTCCACCGCCACTTCCAGTATTTGTGCTACCAGCAGTTGGTGCTGGATTATTTGAATATGTTGCACCTGTTCCACCACCGCCTGAACCACCTGTTCCACCACCGCCATATCCACCACCACCGCCACCACCAGCACGAGTTACGGCAGAACCAGTAATAGATGATGAAACACCATTACCGCCATTACCACCAGGTGTAGATACAGTATCACCTGTTACATTTGCACCGACTGCACTAGCACCGCCACCACCAGCACCAGCAGTAGTGCTTCCATCTGTGTTTCCACCAGCATAACCTTGATTTGCTGTGCCAGTTCCAGCAGTTGTAGCATCCTCACCAGCACCACCACCTGAACCACCATTTAATCCGTTATCTTGGTAAGAACCGCCACCACCGCCACCAGTAGATGTAATAGTGCTAAAAACAGAATTTGATCCGTTTGACCCATTGCCGTTAACATTGTTAGCACCACCAGCACCCCCACCACCAACTGTAACTGTGTAAGCGATTCCTGTAGAAACAGTTAACGCTGATTCAGCAGATGCACCACCACCTGAAGATTCTCCTGATACTGAACAACGATACCCACCAGCACCACCGCCACCTGAAAAAGCATCACCATTTCCTGCCCCACCACCACCGCCAGCAATAACTAAAAAATTAGAACTAAAATTTAAAACTTTGGAAAAGGTAACAGTTTCAGAAGTTGTTGAAGTTGCAGTAACTGTATAAACATAAAATCCTGATACTGAGGTCGATAGGCTAGAAGTTACACCGCTTGAAAATGTAGCAAAAAGTGTATTTGGTATTTTAATAATGACAATTCCTGAACCGCCATTACCCCCTGCGAGTGGATAAGTAGCTGTTCCACTAGCGCCACCTCCAGTATTTGGGCTTCCGTTTTTTCCGTTACCACCACCATTAGCAACACCATCAGCCCCACCACCTGAACCGCCAGTACCACCAGTACCAGTGTAAACACTACCCCCACCACCGCCAGCATAAGGAACTGACGACCCTGTTATAGAAACGGAAACACCTGCACCGCCATTACCACCTTGTGCGTAAGCACCAGCGGAACCTACTGATCCTGCACCGCCACCACCGCCACCACCTGACTCGTTTCCAAATCCAGACGATGCGCCAGCACCTCCAGCAAAACCTTGATTAGTAGTTCCAGCACCGCCTGAACCACCATAAAATCCACCGCCCCCAGAACCTCCAGAGTTTCCGTTAAAATTATCATATAGTCCACCAGCACCACCGCCAGTTGATGTAACAGTTGAAAATACAGAATTAGAGCCGTTTGCACCTTTAGTGCCACTTCCACCAGTAGCGGCACCTGCACCGCCACCGCCAACTGTAACTGTATAAGCAACTCCTGTTGCTATAGTTAATGAAGTTTCTAAACTTCCACCGCCGCCAGTATTTGTTACTGATGACCTTAAACCACCAGCACCGCTTCCACCGCCTGACCAGTATTCGCCGCCACCAGCACCACCAGCTACTACTAAAAAATCAGCAGTAATAGCTTGTAGTCCTGTCCAGCCAAAAGCCGCTAAAGATGCCGCACCAATTTTAGATAAACGTGGCATTTTTATGCAAATTTAGTTACAGAAGCAAGAACAGTAAATGCCGCATTTCCTGTTTTAAAGATGACATAGGTATAGGCATCTATTGCGCTTGCACTTCCGCTAGTTGGTGCAGTTCCACCTTGCCATTTAGGAGTGACAGAATTTCCATCAATTGTTACGGCATTATTGTAATAAGCAGTAGAACCATTAGTAACCAAGAAAGTAACTGACAATGATTCGCCTGTTGACATAATGTCATTTAAAGCAGTTGGTGTAGAAGAACCACGGAAGTTTACTGTCCAATTTGCTGACGCATTAGATGTGTAATACAAAACTGACTGAGTCGTAACATTATAATTAATCGTGCCTGTTGCGGCAGTTGCTGAAATAGTAGCTACTTCAAGAATATTAGAAGTTTTTAAATCTGCGTTAGATGAAGTTCCAGCAAAAGTTTGCAATGCAGTATAAGTGCTTGCAGTAGCTAACAAGCCTACGCCGGTTAATGATGTTCCTGATCCGCTAAATGTAGTAGAAGTTAAAACACCAGTAGAAGGATTAAAATTTAATTTAGTAGATGAAGTTTTTTGCGGCAAATTACCAGTTGTATTTGTAACCCATGTTGGGTACATTGTTGCGTTAGTAGTTGTATCGTCAGTAATTGCAGTATTTGTAGCGTTTGTAGCAGTTGTTGCGGTTGTTGCAGTAGAAGCCGCACTTACTGTTAATGTAGCCGGGTTTACCCAGGTTGGGGCAGAAGCACCATTAGATTGCAATAAATAATTAGCAGTTCCAGTTGATCCAGCAAGAGCCAGGGTGCTGGAAATGTCCAGCGTTGTGACTTTGGCCGTTGATGCAGTTGTAGCACCAATGGTCATGTTGTTTATTGTTCCAACACTTGTTGGTGCAATTTCTAAAGAGCCTGAACCAGTAGGTTTTATGTGAACATGACCAGTACCCGTAGGGCTAATGTCAATTTGTGCGTTTGTACCGTTTAAATTAGTAGAAACACTAACAGAAAGATTATCACCACCACCAGCCCCTACGCTTAATTGTGTAGTACCAGCCGAGTTTTTAAGTGCTAAACCACCTGAGTTACTAGCCTGAACAAAAGGGGTAGTTACGCTAGTAGAAGCGGAAAGTGTAGTAAAAGCCCCAGTATTTGCGGTTGTATTGCCAATGGTTGGGGGTGCAGATAAATCTAACGTACCGCCAAGTGTAATTGTTCCGGTGCTTGTAATTGGGCCACCAGTAAGGGTAATTCCATTTACAGTACCAGCAGTTCCAACAGAAGTTACGGTGCCAGTTGTGGGAGTTGCCCAAGATGGAACGCCTGAAGCCAATGTAAGCACCTGGCCATTAGTGCCAGCGGCCAAAAATACAGTTGTATTAAGGGCAGATTGATAAGGCAATGAGCCAGCCGCACCACCAGCCAAACCAGCCGCATAGCCAGTTGTATTTTGATTTAAGGTTGGAAACGTGCAATTTGTTAACGTACCACTTGATGGGGTACCTAATGCACCACCATTCACTACAAAAGCCCCAGCGGAACCAGTATTAACTGCCAAAGCAGTTGCTACGCCAGTTCCAAGGCCAGTAATTGATCCTACGGCAGGTGTAATGGTTGTATTGCCAGCCAAAGTTAATTGACCTTGGGCATTTACAGTAAATGTTCCTACTTGAGTTGCGGAACCATAAGCGGCCGCAGTTACGGCAGTATTGGTAATGCTAAATTGGGTTCCAATGAGTGTTAATCCAGTTCCAGCGGTGTAGGATGATGCCACGCTAAAATTGGACCAATTCATAGCGGTAACGCCTAATGTGCCGCCTGGTTGTGCGGTGCAATACCATGCAGTTCCGTTTAATGATCCGGATGCAATAAAGATAATGGCACCAATGTATTCATTCCATGTATCGCCACCTACCGCATACGTCCAGGCAGTAGCAGAAGCAGTATAAATACCGTTTTGTGCGGCATTTGTTTGGTCTTTAACTAATACGGTATCGCCAGCAACAAGGGTTACACCATTGATTGTTTGTAGCCCTGACAACGTAATGTTGGCAGAAGTTGCAGTTAATGCTGGGGCTTTCCAACTTAATCCAGCGGCAAAATAGTCAACATATTGTTTATTAACAATGTCAGTTGGACCGCTTGCGGCAGTAGTAATTGTGCCGGTAGTTGTTGCAATATTTGTAAATACACCAGTTGACGGCACGGATGCGCCAATGGTCGTACTATTTATCGTACTGTTTGTAATATTAAGGCCGGATTGACTAGGATTAACCGTTGCATAAAACGGTGTTCCCTGGCCAATAAAAGTATTAAATGACCCATCTAAATTGAAGTAGGCTTGAACTGGTAATAAATTCTGTACCGCAGAATTAGATGGGCTGGTCATACTTTTCCTTTAAGACTAGTAGCTTACTGGCATTACATATAGTGTTCCGGATGTTCCAATAGTGGTAATTGAAAATACTGGTGGAACGGCAATAACCATTGGTGCTTGCATAGCAATACCTAAAACTACTGTGTTTGTTGGGGTACTGGTAGGCACTACGGCCGCACTAGCAGTACCTACACCACCTACTACCGGAAAAATGTTAATTGTTACCGGTGTAGAAGCAGTATTCAAAAAAGCACAATAGTCCATTTCGTTATTGCCGGATGCACTAATAGTGACCGCAGTTGATGAAGAACTACTAACTGTAATGCCAGTTGTAGGCCCAATTGGACGTATAGCGTTTAATTGATTCATGATTAAACCGCAGTTGTAGGTAATGGACCTTCAATACGCACAATATCAATGTAGTAAGCACCGGCAGTTGGTGTTAATGAACCAGCGGTTAAATTACCAAATTGAACGCTTAGTGTATTTGTAGCTGAAACACGGGCATCAGCAATAAATAAACCAGCGGTTTGTGCGGCGGCACATGATACGGCGGTTACATGGTCAGTTGTTTCTAATCCAGCAATAGTAAAAGTTTGTGCGGCAGTAATATTTGCGGCAACTGCGGCTGGGGTTAAAGATGGTTGAATGTAGAAAGTGCTGATTGCATTTCCACGTGCAATGGTAGTAGATGGCATGATGTTTTCCTTAAATGAGGATGATTAATTATAAGCGTAAAAAAGAAAAAAACCACCCTTTATGGGGGTGGCTTTCTTCACTATTTCCTTGTCCCTATTAAGGTAGGAATGATAAGTCGTAACCATAAACATAAACGTCCATAGTGGCGGCCGCACCTTGTGCAGTACCAACGTTTAAATATAGATTTTGACCAGTTTGTAATGCAGTTGAAGCAACAGTACGTTGGCTAACAACAGTTGAAGCAGTCATTGCTGACAATGCGGCGTTAGCTACGATTCCTGTACCACCAGCAGATGGTGCAGTAAACAAGCCAGCGGCGGCAGTTGTCAAACTAACTGATGCGTTTGTAAAAATAACGTTTGATACACCATACGAATTAGTGTTAATAACTGGTAACACGGTATCGCCTGTTGCATTAACGTTTACGCCCTGGTAAGAAGCTAATAGGCGAATAGCCTGGTTACTAGCTAGATTTGAGGGGTGATTTGTTACGGTTGTTGCTGGGCCTGGATTTGCCATGATATTAATTCCTTAAATTTAATGTTCAAAAATGGGGGGTTTTATCCCCCCTATTTCATTACGATGCGATACGGCAAGCCAATTCAGGGTACAAAGGTGCCCAGCCATACAGAACGTCCAAACGTGTTGGGATGGAATCGTTGTTGATGGTGTATTGACGAACCACACGGATTGACAAACCAAGTTCTTTATCAGAAGCACGGCCAGCAAAATGAACGCCTTCAGGCAATTCTAAGTCAGCACAAGCTAAAGTGAACGCATTGCGGTGCATCAAAATGTTCTGTGGTGAAGTTACGCCAGTATTGTTGAATGGGGTAACAGTCTGTGAACCGCTTGATGTAACGCTAACGTTTTGGAACTGGCCAGCAGTAATAACGGCTGGAACAACGGTAACAGTTGCAGTACCGCCGGAACCAATTGCAGTTGTAGATTGAACTACAAAGTTACGCAATTTGCCATAAGACTGACGGTTTTGTGGGTTAACCGCAAATACGCCAGCAATGGTAAATGTATCGCCTTGGTTCAATGTAGCCGCCGCAGAAGCCGCACCAATAGTGATGTTGCTTGAATAAGCCCATCCGCTAGTAAGGAAGCCAGTTGCAGTTGTTACGTTGCATGACAATGTTGCGGAAGAATAAGAACCGAAAGTTTGTGATACAACGTTTTGGTCCATATACCAGTTCATACCACCGGAATCACGGCCCATCAAGCCCTTGGTGTATTGGCTTGAAATCTGTGATGTTGGTACAAACAAACCTTTTAAGCTATCAACAATGGTTGAAGAAGTAAATGGCTCAATTGTGCATGAACGGCGGCCATCACGTGGTGCGCCTTCCGAATCAAGGTAAGCGGCCGCAGTCAGGTATGTAATCAAACCAGTTGGGGCAGTACCAGCGGTACCAACGATGTTAGCGGTATTGTTTTTAGCAGTTACCAAGCCATCACGGTCCATTTTGTTAGCAACAGTAGCAATTGCTGGCTTCAAAATACGGTCGCTAAACATATCCAAGCTTAGTGCTAGGTCTTGTGTAGTGAACTGGGTTGATACTTGAAACTGTGTAGATAGTGTTACTGGTACTGAAGTTTCGTTGAAATCTTCAACTACTAAATTAGGACCAATTGCACCGATAAAACGGCCAGGACGGCGTACATTGACTGTTTGACCAATTTTTGCGCCAACTACGGCAAATTGATCATCATAGTTACGGTCAACTTGACCAGTAAATGTCAATTCGTTTTCTAGGACCATCAACGCTTCGTTGGTGATCTTGCTAATGGTTAATAAATTATTACTCATGATAATTCCTTAAAAATTAAATTAGGTTTAACCTTATCTAATCTTCCCGGCTTGTCGTGCGGCTTTCCATTGCTGATATGACATATCGTTACCATCCATACCTACATCGGCTACGCCACCCGTGGACCTTAAAGGACGAATAGGTTCAGGTGCTTTAGACTTCGCCGCAACAGTTTTCTTTTCCGCTTTTACTGGTTCTTCAGTCTTTTCAAACTTAGCTTCCAGCTTCCCAATTAGTTTTAATGCGCTTGCAGTTGACATGGTAGAAAGCTTTTCAGCTATATCGTCATCACTTGCTAGTTCATATAGGATTCTTGGCCCTACATCACTTTCAAGGATCGCATCACGTACCGTGTCGTTTACCTTCACATTACTTGATGCCACCATATCTTCGTAATCAGGCAGTTCAGCAATCGTTGCTTCAAGCTTTTGTTGCCAGGTCTGAATGACCTTTTGTTTCTGTGCTTCAAACTCTTTTTGCTTAACTTCTTGTTCACGCTTTAATAACGCTTGTTCCGCTGACCATTGCGACAATGCTTCTGCATATTCAAAGGCATCTTTGTAATTGTCAGGGGTTGGCTTTTGAACGTTTTCAGGCTGGGCTTGCGCCGGTTGTGCCTGTTTACCTTCAATTGCCGCCAAACGTCTTTCTGCTTCTTCTGCCCTGGCTTCAGCTTCTTTACGTTGCTTGGTCAGTTCAGAAAACCGCTTTTCTAACTTTGGGTTTTGCTTCTTTTCTTCTGTTCCGGTCGCTTCATCATCAGCTAATTTTGGTTCACTCTGTCCTTCTTTAGCCGCTGGCTCTACTGGAGTT